CGGGGCGCCGCGCGCGCCGGCCGCGGCCACCGCCGCCGTGATGTCGCGGCCAAGAGATCGCAGGGCGTCCGGTGCCGCGGCGACGCGCTCCATGTCGCGGCTCAAGGATCGCAGGACGCCACCGTCGGCCAACACGTGGTTCGGCACGATCGTGCCGTCCGTGCGCGGCACGAACAGTTCCCGCCCTTCCTCGCCAACGAGATACGGCGCTCCCGCGGCGACCGGGCCGCCGACCGCGCGGGCCGGGACGGCAGCGCCGCCACCGCCGAACAGGCTGCCGATCGCGCTGCTGATCGACGAGCCGACGCTCTTCAGCCAGGGTGACGCCGTATTGTCGAAAAAGCTGCCAAGCGCGCTTTCGAGCGGCTTCGTGATAAATGTCCGCTCGATCAGCCGGACCAGGCCCTGCTGCAGCCGCTTCAGGGCGTCGTCGAAGCCGCGCGCGCCCGAGATCATCCCATCGAAGGCGCTTGTGAACACGGTCCCGATCTCGCGGCCGACGTTCCGCAGCCCGTCGGCAGCGCCTGTCGCGCGTTCCATGTCGCGGTCGAGCGCCTTGACCGCCAGCGACAGGCCCCGGCCGAACTCCTCTTGGGAGATCGCGCCCTTGGACAGCGCGTCCGCCAGCGTGGCGACGCGCTCTTCGTTGCGGGCCGCCGCGGCCTCTGCCGGGTCCATCGACTGGACGAGCCGGTCGAAGCCCGCGCGCGCGTTGACCGTGGCGTTGTCGACGTCGCGGAGCGCGCTGGAAATCAGGCGCCACGCCTCGGCGGCCTCGCGGTCGGGGGCGGCGGACCCGCCGCCGCCGCGGCCCTGCCCCTGCAGCCGCTCGAGGAGTCCGCGCGGGGGGTTCGGGCCATAGGCCTCTTCGTTGGTCGTGCCCGCGTTGCGCGCCGTGTCGATCAGCTCGCGCGAGCGGCGCACGGATGCCGACGCGACGTCTGCTGTGCCGCGCGACACCTGCAGCCGGTCACGCAGGGCCGCAATCTCGCTCTCGTTCGCGGCGACCGCTTGGGCGTCACCCGCGCGCTGCAGACGCCGGCCCAGCGCCTCAAGGTTGGCGATGTCTCGCTCGAGCCTAACGACGCGCTCGCCCTCGCTGGTGGCGAGGAACTCGCTGCGCTGCATCTCGGCCATCTGAGTCGAGATGATCGCCCCGGCCGTCTCCTGCCGGACCCGCCGCGCGCGCTCCGCCGCGGTCTCCATCAGCTCGTTGAGCTTCTTGAGGCTCTCGGCGTAGCCCTCCGCCGCCGCCTTCGCGGTGTCGGTGGACTGGCCCACGCCGAGCAGCTGCGCGCCCAGCAAGCCGGCGGTCACCGCCGCACCGGCAAGTGCGCCCGCGGTGCCGAAAATGCCCGCGAACTGGGCGAACTGGACGGCGAACGCGGTCATCGCGTTCTGCCCCATGCTGACTTGAGTCGCGAAGTCCTGAACCTGGAACCCAGCCTGCCCCATGATGACGCCGACGTTGCGCGTCCCGCCGACCGCCGTCTCGGCCGCCTGCCCGTGCTGCTGCAGCGCCCGCGCAGCCTGCTCGTTCGAGCGGACGTAGCCGTTCAGCAGCGCGACGGCGTCCGTCAGCCCCTTGCGGAGCCCGGCGTCGTCAACGGTGAGCGTCGTCACCACCGGGGAGGAGGTGCTACCCGACATCGCGGCTCCGTTTCCGTAGGGCCTGCACCACGGCCAGCGCCTGACGCGCCACGGCCGCGCGGTCGTGCGGCTGCGGCTCAGGGCGGCCGAACAGCAGCAGGTCTTGCGGCCGCCAGGGCCGCTTGTCCTGCCGCGTCGTGAGGGCGTTCAGGAGGTGCGCGGACAGCGTGGCGTGCTGCCAGTCGCCGCGGCGGTCCGGCAACGGGTCAATCGCGTCGAACGCCATCCACTCGGCGAACTCCGCGCCCGACATCCTCGCGTCGAGCTCGGCAACGGTGCAGCCGAGGGCGAGCGCCAGCCGGAAAGCAAAGCGCCGCGCCGGCCGCCGCGTCAGTTTCCCGGCGCGGTCTCCGCCGAAGCGCCGATCCCCGAGTGCTCGCTGATCGCCGTGGCCAGCCGCAGCATCAGCGACCACGGCTGATCCGCCAGCCAAACGTCGTCCTCGGGGGTGAACAGGCGCTTGCCGTCGCCGTCCGCCACGCCGCAGCGCACGGTCACCACCGTGCGCCGCCCGCCGTCGGGCTGGTCCGACACCTCGGCCAGGTCGAGCGGCCCCAGCGCACGCAGGGCCACCGCCCCGCCCCACTCAGGGACATCCACCTCGCGCAGCGGCGCCGACGTGCCCTTGATCTGCTCACGGCTCAGCATCAGGGCGTCTCGGTCACGGCGCTGTCGATCGTGATCGTGAGCGTCATGCGATAGATGCCGTCGAGCGACGCGCTGGTCGCCATCGCGCTGACGAACCCGGAGAACGCCTGCGTGGTGGCGAGCGCCGCGGTGCCGGAGCCCATCTGCCCAGCGGGGATGACGATCTCCCAATTCACGCGCGTCTTGGCCGCCCAGACCGTCCGCACGCGGTCCTGGCCCGCGTCGCCGTGGTTGAGCTGCAGCTCGACTTGCACCTGGCCGGGCTCCAGCAGGCCGGGCGAGCGGCGCCGGATGGTGTCGCTCATGTTGGTGACGTCGAGCACGGTCACGGACCCCTGCGGACCGTTGATCGCGGTGATCTCGCCGACCGCGGTGAACGTTGACGGGGTCGCGCTCTCGACGCGCAGGACGGTGCCCTGCGAAGGCGTTGCCATGGCTCTTGTCTCCGCGGTGAGTAGCCAGCGTCAGCTGGCGGGGGTGGAGGGAGGGGTCGGGACCCGATAGGTCCGCGACAGCGCGATCTGCACCGCGCGGCGGAACTGCTTCTCGAACTCCGCGCGGGCTGCGGCTTCGGCGTTGCGCGCGGCGGCCTGCCAGAACGGGTGCGGGCGCATCCGGCGCGTGCCCTTCTCGAGGAAAAACGCCCAGAAGGCGCGCCCTCGCGTCACCTCGACCCCGATCTCACCGCTGTTCGCGCGCAGGCGGCGGCGCCGGATGTTCTGCTGCAGCCGGCCGTAATCGTATGAGACGGTGACCGGCGCCACGAGCCGCAGCTTCACGCGCTGCCGGCCGCGCGCCACGAACGCGGTCCGCACGCGGCGCGTCTTGCGGGACGGCTCCGTGCCAAGCGGCGCGGCGTTGCGGACCGCTTGCTGGATCACGGTCGCGGACCTGTGCAGCGCGACGTAGAGCGCGCTCCGCTGCAGCTCGGCGGGCAACTCGCTCAGCGTCGCGGACCACTCGCGCGCGCCGTCGAGGCGCAGCCCCATCCTCATGTCAGGCCGCTGCCGCGGTCAGGACGTCGAACAGCAGCCCCTCGGCAATGACCACCGGCCCGGCGGTGACGTCGCCCACCTGAGACTGCAGCCGGCCCACGAGCCGCGACCGGGCGATGGCGCGGCGGCCCTGCAGCCCGTCCAGGCTGTCCCGCACGGCGCGGGCGAGGGCGAGGGCCTGGCCGGGACTCTCGGAGTAGCACATGACGGCGATCTGGACCCGATCGTGGGTGCCGCGACCGCCGAGGTGGGCCACGTTCGTAGTCTCCTGACGCGCGAAGACGACGTAAGGCATCGCCGCGCCCTGCGGCGCCAAAATCGGGTAGATCCGCGCGCCCACCAGGTCGGTCAGCGGGGCAGTGAGCGAGAGGCGCTGGTAGAGCGCCTCCTCCAGGGTCAGCCCCGTGTCGATCTCGGGGATCCGGCCCCGCACGACGACGGTCGCCGTCGCCGGCTGGACCGCTGCCCCGAACTCGGCGACCACCGTCGGCGCGCCGGGCACGAGCACCACCACGGTGCCCGTGCCCGGGGCGCGAGAGACGCTGACGCGCGCCGTGGGCGCGGCGCCGGTCACGCGGACGGCCCCGGCGGCGGGCGAGACGGTCGCGGACGCGGTGACGGCGGCGGGGCGGCCGATCACCGCGACGACGCCGTTCAGCACGGCGATCCGGTCGCTGTCCGACACGCTGGGCGTGGCACCGGCGATGCGGACCGCGCCGGCGGTTGGCGTCACCGCGGCGTCCGCCCGGATCGCCGGCACGCGGCCCTGGACGCGCAGCGCACCCGGCGCGGGCTGCGCGGTCGCCGACGTCACGAGGCTGATCGTCGGCTGGCGGCCGTTGATGAGGGCGGCGCCGGCCGGGACCTCGACGGTGACCGGCACGACTGTGCCAGCCACGACGGCGGGCACCAGCCCCTCGACCCGCACGCTGACGGCCTGCGGTGCCGCGGTGACGGAGCGGAGGACCGAGGCGGAGGCGACGAGCGTGCCGCTGCCGGTCAGCGCGGCCGAGGCGGTACGGGTCCGCGTCGCGTCGGCGGTGAGCGTGCCGGTCCCCGTGAGCGCCGCCGCCCCGGTGCGCACCCGCGTTGCCTCGGCGGCGAGTGTGCCTGTGCCTGCGAGCGTGGCGGACGCTGGGCGGGTGCGCGTCGCCTCGGCGGCGAGCGTGCCCGTGCCAGAGAGTGTCGCGGCGGCGGGTCGCGTGCGCGTCGCCGCTGCCGACAGCGTGCCGGA